CACCGATGCAGCCGATGATGCCCCCATCAACCTTTCAAGGAATGGCACAGTAAGTGACAAATGAAGACCAGGTAAACAAAGGCCGCAAGGCCAAGCAGCTACTTGAGGACGAAACCCTCAACACTGCAATCGCAAAATTGGAAAACGACCAACTTTGGGTATTTCGATCTTCGAAACCCGAAGAGTCTGTGAAGAGAGAGACAGCGTGGTGCATGTTGCAGGCCATTGATGGTTTGCGGCAAGAGTTGATCCGGATCATGGACAACGGCAAGATTGCACAGAACGCTATTTCAAAATCACAGAAAAATCTAATTTAAGAAAATACTATGGCAGAAATACAAGCAATGAATATGGTCGATGCGACCAGTGCTATCTCGGCAATGTTAGCCCCTGAAGAAGGACAAGCAGAACTTGACGAGACGCAGCCAGCCGAAGAGTCCGAAGAGGACTTAGAGGCAGCGGCCTCTGAGGAGGATGAGTCTGGTGTGGAAGACGCGCCAGATGAAGAAACCTCAGAGGAACAGTCTGAAGAAGAGGAAGAGTCAGAGGAGCAAGAACAGCCACAGACTTTCACCGTCAAAATTGACGGTAAGGAAGTCGCAGTGACGCTGGACGAACTCCAAAAAGGCTATTCCAGGACTCAGGACTACACCCGAAAAACGCAGCAGATTGCCGAAGTGCGAAAGCAAGTCGAGGCAGAAACGCAGGCAGTTCGGGCCGAGCGTGGACAGTACGCTCAATTGTTGGGAGCATTGCAAGCCCAGCTTCAGGCTTCAGAGCCGCAGGTCGACTTGGATCGTCTTTACAACGAAGACCCAATCGAGTGGGTGCGGCAAAAAGAGGTTTTGCGGGAGCGACAGGAGAAGGCATACGCTATTCAGGCCGAGCAGCAGCGTCTTATCCAGTTGAGTCAGCAAGAGCAGCAGCAGTCTATGCAGCAGCATCTGGAAAGCCAGAAAGATGCGCTGTTGGCGGCACTGCCAGAGTGGAAAGATCCAAAGAAAGCAAAGCTCGAAAAAGCAATGCTGATTGAGTCTGCCAAGTCTGCCGGTTTTTCTGATGAAGACTTGAAGAGTGTTTACGATCACCGGCTGGTTTTACTGCTGCGGAAAGCGGCACTGTTTGACCAGATGGTAAGTAAGCGTCAAGGCATCAAGCCTGTGGTGAACAATGGCCCACGACCAGCCAAGCCAGGAGCAGCGGGTCGGGTTTCGACAACGACTGAGAGTGTTCGCGCAAAGCAGCGTCTTGCAAAAACCGGCCGCATCGATGATGCGGCATCTGCAATTGAACTTTTATTGAAATGAGGAAATCATGGCTATCGTAAGCAACACATTCCTGACCTACTCTGCAAAGGGTATTCGGGAAGATCTTAGCAATGTGATCACCAACATTGCACCTGAAGAGACCCCTTACATGAGCAACATTGGACGCCAGAATGTGTCCAACAGCCTGTTCGAATGGCAAACCGATACATTGGCCGCAGCCGCTGCCAATGCTCAGCTTGAGGGTGACGATGTCGCATCGTTTGACGCTGTGACTGCTACTGTGCGTCTGCAAAACTACGCACAGATCTCACGCAAGACGATCATCTTGTCGGCTACTGAAGAAGTGGTGAACAAGGCAGGACGTCGCAGCGAGCTGGCCTATCAAATCGCGAAGCGCGGGAGCGAGCTAAAACGTGACCAAGAATTTGTCATGCTGAACGGCGGTATCGCTGTGGCTGGCGATTCTACGACTGCCCGTGTGACTGCATCCCTCGGCGCGTTTGTGAAAACAAACACCGACAAGCAGACCAACGGTACTGATCCATCGTATACAACGCTGCCAAACAGCGCCCGTACCGATGGCAATGTGCGTACCTTCACTGAAACCATTCTCAAGAATGTGATCCAGAAGGTGTGGACTGCTGGTGGTACACCGAAGATCCTGATGTGCGGCCCTGTGAACAAGCAGCGCGTATCTGGTTTCTCTGGTATTGCCTCCAGCCGTTTCAACATTGACGGCGGTGCAAAGCCTGCGACATTGGTCGGCGCGGTTGATATCTACGTTAGCGACTTCGGGAATGTGTCGGTAATTGCCAACAGATTCCAGCGTGAGCGTGATGCGTGGGTGATCGACCCTGACTACGCCAAAATGACTGTGCTGCGTCCTTACCAGCAAGTCGAACTGGCGAAGACCGGCGATGCGGAAAAACGTATGCTGATTTGCGAATGGGGCCACCTCGTTTTAGCGGAAAATGCCCACGGCTTGGCCGCTGACTTGATTACTTCTTAATAGTAAGCAACGGGAAGGGCCAGAGAAATCTGGCCCTTTTTTAAATGATTCACAAAAGATTACTTAGCGAAAACAAAGATCAGGGCATCTCGCGTTACTGGCATGAAAATCCAGAAACTGGCGATGTGACGATCCAAACAGAACAAGATGTAACGGCGGTTATTGAGGCCAACAAGGCCATCTACAACGCTGTGGACGGCAAGGCCAATTGGAATGGCGAGTGGCACTTGGTGGCATCTATCCCCGAAGCTCTCTATTACAAGATGAAGGCCGAGGGCAAGATCGATGATCAAGAGTACATGAAGCGCTGGCTCAACGATTCAGACAACCAATTTTTTAGAACACGACCTGGGAAAGTATGAACTACATTGCCGTTTGCACCCCTGCCCGTGATCAGGTTCACACCAACTACACCTACTGCATGGTGAACATGGTGGCCTATCACACGCTCAACACCACAGACGCAATCAGTCTGAAATTGATGCAAGGCACAATTATCCAAAACCAAAGGGCTGACCTTTGCTTGGACGCGATGGCTGAAGGATGCACGCACATCCTGTTCATTGACTCGGACATGACCTTCCCACAGGACATGGTCGGCAAGCTGCTGGCTCACGACAAGCCCATCGTGGCCGCCAATTGCGCACGGCGCAGGATGCCCACTGGCCCGACTGCCCAGAACTATGACGCTGAAGGCAAGCGCAAATCTGTCTACACCATGCCAGAATCCACCGGATTGGAAGAGGTGGGAAGCATTGGCACTGGCATAATGCTCATCAAGCGCGAGGTGTTTGAGGGCATGAGCGAGCCGTGGTTTGATATGCCGTGGCAGACTTCACGGGGCTACATGGGTGAGGATGTGTTCTTTTGTAAGAAAGCTCAAGAGCTTGGTTACAAGGTGTACATCGACCATGATGTCTCAAAGGAAATTGGCCACATTGGCACATTTGAATTTCGCCATGAGCACACCTGGATCGTCAAAGAGGAAATGGAAAAAGAGGCTCAACAATGGCACTGACTACCTACACCGAGCTAAAGGCATCAATTGCAGACTGGCTCAATCGGTCAGACCTGACGGCGGCCATCCCTGACTTCATCTCTCTGGCCGAGGCGCAGATGGAACGCACGCTGCGCACTAGGCAGATGATTGTTCGGGCCAATGCGTCATTCAATGCCGAGTACGGCGCAACGCCCAATGACTTTTTGGAGGTCAAGTCCTTCAAGCTCAGTGGCACAAACCCAGTTACCCCGCTGTCCTTTATGACTATAGATGCGCTGGATGCAGAGGCAACAAAATTCACAGCCAGCGGCAGGCCCAAGTTCTTTGGCGTGGTCGGCCAACAATTCAGACTTGTGCCAACACCAGACTCTAACTATGCGACTGAGTTGACTTACTACGCAAAGTTGTCAAAGTTGTCAACATCGGTGGCCACCAACTTTATTTTGGAGTCCAGCCCAGACGCCTATTTGTACGGAAGTCTGCTGCAAGCTGCGCCATACCTTCAAGATGACAATAGAATTCAGGTGTGGGCAACGCTGTACGAGCGTGCCTTAAATGACCTGCAAGTCGCTGATGACCGAGGTGCGACATCAGGCGGTGCATTGCTTACCCGTGCAAAGACTTTTGGATAAATATGATCACCACCACAAAAGGCGAGATGGACGAGTCACTGCTTGAAAAGCGTGAGGGGTCTGTGGAGAACGACACCGAGACAACGACTTGGGTTGAGTACTGGCTGGGCGAAGAGTTGGTGCATCGATCTGTCCACATGGCGCTCAAGCGCAGTGTTTTTGCTGATGGCATTACTGAACAAATTTAAGGATTGATATGAGTAACACCCAGGCAATGTGTACAAGTTTCAAAGGTGAACTGCTGGTCGGTCATCACAACTTTGGCACTGGCGTCATCCGTGCAGCAACGACTGCCGACACCTTCAAGGCTGCGCTGTACTTGGCCAGCGCCACTGTCAATGCGGCCACCACGGCCTACTCTGCGTCCGATGAAGTCTCTGGCAGTGGATACACTGCCGGCGGCGTCACAGTGACCTTTGGCACTGCGCCAAGCACCAGCGGCACGACAGCCTTTGTGACCCCCAGCGCCAGCATCACTTACTCTTCCGTCACTCTGGCCACAGCGTTTGATGCTGTCTTGATTTACAACAGCACTCAGTCGAACAAGGCGGTCAGCGTCCACACCTTTGGCTCACAGACAGTGACCGCTGGCACATTCACGCTGACCATGCCCGTCAACGATGCCAGTACCGGCCTGATCCGGCTGGCTTAACCAAGGGGCAGCGGCATGGCTGCTTATGGAACTGGCTATTACGGCAGGGGCGTCTACGGGATAGGCAATGTAGTCATCAGCGGCAACCAGGCCGCTGGTGCTGTTGGCAATCTGCTGGCCGACAGGTCGATCCAAGAGGACGGGACAATTGCCACCGGCAATGTCGGCACAGTCGGGCTGACTGTATCTGTTGCAGTCACGGGAAACAGCGCCACAGGTGCTGTTCAATCCGTCTTTGTTTCGCCAATCATTACGGGCAACAGCGCCACTGGCGGTGTCGGCACAGTGCTGGCCGAGGTCATATCGTTCCAAGACATCACTGGTGTTGAAGGTACGGGTGCAGTCGGCAGTGCTGTTGGCGTCATTTCAATTGAGATCAGCGGCAATGTGGCTGCTGGCGCTGTCGGCACTATGTTTGGCTTTGGCTGGGGTGCGATACCCGACAGCGCAGAAACTTACACACCGATCAGCGACAGTGCAGAAACTTGGGTCTCAATCGTTGATAATTCAGAGACTTGGACATCCATTTAGGAGTAACGCATGGCAGATACCACCACCACCAACCTACTGCTGACGAAGCCAGAGGTAGGCGCATCGACAGACACCTGGGGGACAAAGGTCAATGCTGACTTGGACACCATTGATGCGCTGTTTGATACAGGGCCAGTTTTAAAGGTTTCAAAAGGCGGCACTGGCGCAGCAACATTAACAGCCAACAATGTGGTTCTTGGAAATGGAACTTCCGCTGTGCAATTGGTTGCGCCAAGCACTACAGGAAATGTACTTACATCCAACGGGACAACTTGGACAAGTGCCGCTGCCGCAATTGCCACGGGCTTCGGCTTCAAGAACCGCATCATCAACGGCGCGATGGTGATTGACCAGAGGAACGCTGGGGCGAGTGTTAGCACTTCAAGCGGGACTTCTATTTATGCAGTAGATAGATGCAAAATTTACTACACGCAAACTTCTAAATTTACAGTCCAACAAAATGCTGGTTCAGTAACACCTCCAAGCGGATTTATTAACTATGTCGGCGCGACATCTTCTTCTGCTTACACGGCAGGTTCTACTGACCGCTTTATGGTCGGATTTCCCATTGAAGGTTTGAATGTTGCTGACTTGGGATGGGGGGCGGCTGGTGCTTCAACCGTTACCATATCTTTTTGGGTTCGTTCTAGCCTAACCGGAACATTTGGTGGTGCGGTAGGAAATAACGCTGGGGATAGAAGTTACGCATTCACCTACACAATATCTTCTGCAAACACTTGGGAATATAAAACCATAACTATTGCTGGCGATACTACAGGCTCTTGGGCTAAAGATAACAACGGTGGCATTTTTCTGTATTTGAGCATTGGTGCTGGCTCATCTGTCAGCACTACTGCCGGCTCTTGGCAATCTGGATTTTATGTCTCAGCCACAGGCGCAACCAGCGTAGTCGGCACAAGCGGAGCCACCTTCTACATCACAGGCGTACAGCTTGAAAAAGGCAGCACAGCCACATCGTTTGACTACCGGCCTTATGGGACGGAGTTGGCGCTTTGTCAGCGGTATTTCACAACAAGTTATGAGCCTGGAACTGCTATTGGAACAGTAACCACAACTGGTCAAATTGGTAGATACACAGATGCCGCTGGAAATTATTGTTCCATTCAAATTTTTTATCCAGTTCGGATGAGAGTAGCACCAACAATTGTTTCGTATGGCGTTCTTTCTGGAGCAACTAGTGGACAAGTATCTGGGGATAGTGGAAATAAAACTTCTTCCGTTACGGGAGGAGGTTCAAGTACGGCTTGTTTTGTATCCACAAACAATGTGTCATCTGGCGCTGGTGAATCTTTAAGATGTCAATTTACAGCATCATCGGAGTTATAAATGTATAAACAAATAAAAACACGAAATGGCGAAATAAGCAACGAACAAATTGTTCGTCTTCTAGATAATGCTGTCATTCCTTTTGTTGAGGGGAACACCGACTACCAAGAGTACTTGAAGTGGCTGGCAGAGGGCAACACGCCATTACCGGCTGATGCGCCATGACCGAAGACATCACCCACCGAGAAATCTACGACAGGCTGGTGGCTGTCGAGGTGAAGGTGGATGCCCTGACCGAAAACACCAAGGATGTGACGGCGGCTTTCACGGCGGCTCAAGGGGCTTTCCGAGTCCTAGAGACACTCAGCAAGCTGGCCAAGCCCCTGCTGTGGCTCGGTGGCCTGTTTGCGGCCACTGCGGCCTTCTGGGATCACTTTAAGGGGCGCTGAGATGGAAGCGCTGCCGCCACCACCACCGGCAGCGCAATCGCCTGTCTTTGAGTGCATCAAATGGACATGGACACCTGACCGGCTGCTGGTCTGGTGTTTGAAGTGGCGGGAGAAGAAATGATCGATCCGTTCACAGCCCTAGCGGCGATCAGCACTGCCGTCAAGCTGGTCAAGACTGCTGCAAAGACCGTGCAGGATGTTGAAAGTCTTGGCCCTGTACTTGGCCAGTTCTTCTCAGCCAAGGCAGACGCTGTCAAAGTTGTTGCTGAATCCAAGACCAAGGGCTTTAAAGGCTCTGCGATGGGCAAGGCCATTGAGCTTGAGCTTGCGATTGAGCAGGCCAGGGCGTTTGAGGAAGAGGTCAAGATGCTCTTCTTCCAGAGCAACAAGATGGATGTTTGGGCCAAGATCGTGGCCCGTGCGGCCAGCATGGACAAAGAGGCCGCGCATGATGCACGGCGTGAGCGCGAGGCTGCGGCAAGGCGCAAAAAAGAAATGGACGATTTTATTGAGGTCGTTCTTTTAGGCACAGTGTTTTTTGCATTGATCGGTGTTATCGCCTATTTTTCGTTTGAAATAATTGACCAGTGTGCTGGCAAGTGCAGCTTTTGAAAGATTAAATATGTTTCC